GCCAGCACATGTCGTGGCGTGATCTCGCCGAGTTTCACGTTCTCTCTTTCGGCAACAGCCGCCAGGCTGGACGACAAACCCGTGGGGGATCCCAGCATGGCGGCCAGCCGGCTTGTGGTTGCGTTCGCGACTTGAGCCATGGCTTCTAACCCCTCCGCAGGACTCGCTCGAACCGCTTGTAAGACGAAGGCGCCTGGCCCTCGCCCGCTGCCCGGCCCGCCACCAGCCCGGAAGGCGGCATCGTCCAGCTCTCCCCGACCGCAATGGGTGACGAGTTTTGCAGGTAGGCCGCGCCGGGCTCCGTGCTCACGTACACGTTCCAGCCCGCGACCCCGGCTGGCGCCGCACCCGCCGCGATCACCGGCGCCGTGCCATTCGGCGCTGACAGGACGCTCAGATCACTCGGGCAGCCTTCCCCGCCGGCCTCCCCGATCCACGCCGCCCTGGCCCAATACATGGATGCCTGCCCGTTGCCTGCCACTGTGGTCATGACCGGCCGTGCTGCCTTCCCAACGGGCTGATCCACTATGCCCACGCCCGTTGTCAGGAGGTTGTCGAACGCCCACTTGGCCAGCCGTTCGTACTCCTGCCATTTGCCTTTGTACCGGTCGTTAAGCTGGCTGTTGTAAGCGTCCCGGTACACCAGCGTCAGGGTCTGGAAGATGTGCCACAGTTTCAGCGGCAGCGTGACCACGAGCTTGCCCAGATCCTCAGGGTCGTCCAGGAAGAACCGTCGTATCAGCTCGACTTCCAACTCTCGCTGGGCCAGGACCAGCTTCTGCGAGAGGTCGATGCCCTCAGTCGATGCAAGATCGTAGATCGTGCTCTCGTAGCTCCTGAGGTCTTCCAGCGTCGAGATCGTCCCGTCTGTGAATAGTGCCATGTCACCCTCGGCTCGGCCTCATTCCTGAGGAACCTTGCTCTTTGCCTTCTGTTTCTTGCCGTCCTCCTGCCGGTCCGAGACAACGGTGACCTGAATCCGGCCGGCGGCGGCGGCCTGTTCGGCCAGGCGCTTGGCCTCGGCGACTTGCTCGCGGAATTCCTGGCTTTCCTCTCCCGTCGCCAGCCGCGCGCCTCCCTCCACAATCAGCTTCGCGGCGAGAGCCCGCGGCACTTCCGTGAGCACGCCGGGCCGTCCGCCGTCTGGAGTCCCCAAGCTGGAGACCACGACGTATGGCTCGGGGATGCCGCCCTCCACCTGTCGAAGTTTCTGGTAGTACACTTTGAGCTCCATCTCTTCCTCCGAGACTCGAGGGACCCCGGCTGGCGGGCCGGGGTCCCGGGTCTTTTCCTGGGATTAGCTGTTCACCTGCACGCCGAAGTTGTTCCGCAGCACGCCCGTGCCGTACAGAACGTCCACCGTGAACTGCTGCGCCAGCGTGTTCGGCTGGTAGCTCATGATGACGCGCATCCCGAAGTTGCCGATCTCGGCGTACTCCGCGATTGCGCCCGTCCCCGGCAGAGGCTGCGGAAGCCGGCGGACCACCAGGCCCAGAGCGCTTCAGGCGAAGGCCAGGTTGTGGGTGGTGACCGGGCCGCTGCCGGTCTTCTTCACGAACTGCGACCGGAACACGAAGAAGTCCTTGATCTTCCCGACCGAGCCTTCGATCAGCGCCCTCAGTCCGGCCTCCCCGGCGGTCTGAAACTCGCTGAACCGCGTGATCTGCCGCAACTGGGAATACGCGGCCGAGTCCACCACCAGGTGCTTCGGCTCGCTCGCCGGCACCTTGGCGTCGAACAACTCGCTCTCGGCCGTGTCAATGACGGCTTCCGTGAGAGCGGCGCCGCCCGCGCCCACCGCCGGGTTGGCCGTGAAGCTGGCATAGGTGCCCAGAAGGTCGCTCTCGATCTTCTCCGCCAGGGCGACCAGCGCCGGCTGCATGTACAGCTTCAGCAGGTCCGGCACGGCCAGAATCTTGGTCACGTCCGGTATCTGGAACGTCGCTTCGGCGTGCGTGTTGAGCACGATCTGCGCGTTGCCCAGGCTCGCATTCTGCGTCTGGACGGTCCCGCCTTCCGCCAGGTTGTTGGCAACCAGAGTCGGAGGAATCGGCACGTTGACCGTGTCCCCGGCTTGACCCAGCGTAGGCTCGAAGTCGCGATTGACTAGGTTACCCATGACGAGGTTACCCATCAGGGCGGGCAAGGCGTCGACCGCCACTAACTTGACAATCGCGTTAGCCACATTTGCTGATGTAACTGCTGGCATTCAGTTTCTCCTGTCCTTTCTGATTCCGCCTCTGAGGGCGTTGTTTCCGCTTCTCGCCGGCGCCGGACCGCGACCGCTCTACGCGCCGCCCAGCGTCTGAGAAGCAATCCGTGCAATCTCCTGACGAACCTTCTCGAGTTCCTCGGGGCTTATCCCCGGCTTGATCCTGTCCAAGTCCACGCTGGAACCGGCCGGAGCCGGAATTCGCTGGCCCGCCAGGACGCCCGAGCCTCCCAGGTTTCGGGCCGGCAGGAACTCCGGGTTTTCGTTGACGAACTGGGTCAGGTAGTCGCGAAGGCTCGCCGATCCACCCTCGCCGGGCCCTATGAGGCGGCCGTCCTCCGCGCGTCTCACATCGTCCTTGACGGCCCTGAAGGCCAGGTCGACCTTCGCCACGCCCAGTCTCTGGAGCTCCGCCCGGATGGTGGCGTTGCGCTCGGCTTCCTCCGCCATCTGGCGGCTTCGCGCGTTCTCCTGGATCAGCTCGTTGACTCTGCGCTCCAGTTGTTCCCGGCGTTTGCGTTCCTCGATCAGCTCGTTCTTGTAGGCCGGCTCGGCCTTGGCCGCCTCGCGCCGCGTGTACTCGTCCAGCGCCTCGCGCACGACCTTCCCGATGTCGGTCGCGCTGTCCGCCGGCGTCCCGTTGGTCTCCTTGGCTGCTTGCTCCATCCTTCCTCTCCTTTGCCTCAGGACCAATACTGTTCACTTTGAGCCTCCCGTGGTGGGGCAGGTTGTCAACCCGCAGGCCGATTGCCAATCGGCCCTGCGGCGGTACGCTACCGCCGCGCAGGATTTCATCCTGCCCCACATCGAAATGACCGCAGCCAAAGTGAACAGTATTGGCCTTAGTTCTGGTCGCACCAGTTGTCCAGCTCGCTGACAATCTGGTCCTTGGTCTCCTGTCTGACGTCGCAGAGGTACTTCAGCGCCAGCTTCCTCAGGACTTGTTTCTTCAGCGTCTTGGATCCGATCCCCAGCCCCAGCAGCTTGGTGGCGTCTTCCAATTCGCTGCTGAAGTCGCCGATGTCGAATTCGTCCAGCCCCGACACCTCGATGGTGAGCCCGTCCTCTCTGGCCGCCTCGATGGAGCGCAGTACCCGCTTCATCGTGTCCTTGACCGCGTCCCCGTACGCTCTCAGAACCTCCTGGGTGATGGTGAAGTCCCTCTGCTTGCTCAGGCCCGATTGCGGCGAACCGCCGCTGAGCGTGCCGCCGGCCTGGGTGAGCATGTAGCACACCCGGTAGATCTCGTCCTTCAGGCGGTTCAGGTTCTCGGTCGCGATCTGGTAGACCTTGCCTTCGGGCTCGGTCCATCCAAAGCGGTCCTCCGGCCCGAGCTGGATGTAGTAGGAGTCGCCCACGATCTGGTTCCACTCCCGGTCCGAGTAGACCACCGGCGAGGCGAACAAGCCCATGGTCAGAGCCCAGGCCAGCGCATTCGACTTGTTGAAGTGTTCCAGTTGCAGGGAAGCCGCTTTGTTCGTCAGCCACAGCCCGTCGCTGATGCGAAACGGAAACACCGGAACCTTGCCCAGCCTGGCCAGGCCGTGTCTGCCCTGGTCCGTGAGTCGCGGCTCGAGGTTCTTCTGCGGTCCCTCAACCTGGCGGTATGTCTTGAATTCCTCTTTGTCGTAATAGAGCCACTTGGTCTCCTTGACCCAGGCGCCCTGGCCCGCTTCGCTCTGGCGCAGGCTGGAGGTCCGGATCACGATCCAGTCCAGGTTGCCCGTATCGTCGTGGTTCCAGTTGATGACCTCCTGGGGGCTGCACTCCACCAGGTAGGCTCTGGCCTGTCCGCCTGCTTCTTCTTCCGCGCGGTTCGAGGCTGGCGCTTTGGATCGCGGAAAGTCGACCAGCACGTAGGCCGTCCCGCACACCAGCGCCTCCACCAGGACCCTGCGGAAGAAGTCCGACAGGCAGGAGCCCCGCAGATCGCAATCCTCGACGAACTCGTTGTAGAAGGCCTTGGCGGCTTCGTTGGGTCCCTGGAAGCTGAGGATGGGCTCTCTCCGGAACAGCGTCGCCCCGTACCAGTCCACGATGGATCCGATGTAGTTTTCGTAGAAGAC